GGTCGGGTTAACGGCCTGCTTGGTGACGGGCTTGTTCTGCAGCTTGTCGTTCGCGGTGAGAGTGCCCGCATACGGGATGTGGAGCGTGTCGCCCACGTTGAATATGGCAACATCGGTGTCCTTGGTCACCAGTGGTGCGAGGACGATGTTGTTGCGCAGGATTTCAAGTGCTTCGTTCGCCCAGATCTGGGGGATGAACGGAGCGATGGTGGTGGTGTTGATATCTGCCATGAGTTGGCTAGCCTTTCAGAGGTTATTTGATGCGACCCTCAGACATTGCTTTGAGGATGTCGCCTCGGTGTTCTCGGTAGAACGCAGGGTCGGAGATCTGCGCCTGCGTGTACGTGGTCGGGCCGCCACCGTTCTTGGTGGGGTCGATGCCACTGCGTGACGCGGGTTGCGGGGTTTTGAAAGCGAGTAGCGCCTGCACTTGCGCGTCGAGTGCCTCCGCGTTATCCGCGGTGAGGAGTTCGACGGGGATGTTGTTCTTCGCAGCCGTTTCGGCACGTAGAGCTTGCGTTTGAGCCTGCTTGTACTGGGCTTCCCATTTCGCCGCGGTGTCCTGAGCTTTCTGCAACTCGGTTTTCTGCGACTCCTGGAGAGCGTCAAACTGTTTCGCCTTGTCGGCGTTGGCTTTCGCCTGCGCCTCGTTCTGACGAGACAGTGCTTTCCATTTGGTGGCTTCCGTCTGCCAATCATGCACTTCGGTTTCAGGCGCGGCAGGTGATGCGGGTGCTCCCGTTTCGGGAGGTGTGGGCTGCTGTCCCTGTGCTTCTAGTGGGGTTGGTGTTCCGGCGTCTGGTTCTTCCATGATGTTGTTCTCCGTTTCGGATCATTAAAAAAGCCACCCCGTTGCGGGATGGCGAAAACTAGTGGGAGGGCTACCTGCGTAGCCCGAGGTCGGGCTGTTCACGGTGAGACCTTCGCAGCAGGCCGGTGTCCTTCGTGAGCTGTCGAAGCTGCGCCTGACAACGGCGTATCTTCGCCCTGGCCACCGCACGCATCTGCGTATCCTCGGCATTCACCAGAACACGCTTCTGAGCGCGTATGCGGCTTTCGAGATTGCGCTGCTGCTGTGATGAGGTCCAGAGCTTCTCATCCTGTTCCGACCATTCAGTAACCTTGGGGCGCTTGTCGCCCTCACGGAACGAGACAAGCGTGTGAGAGCAATTCGGATGCCACAATCCTGCGGCACGCGCCTCATCGACCGTCGCGTCCGCGCGATCGTCTGGCGTGAGGCTGAGGATCTTGCCTTGCCAGGCGTGGCAGATGGGGCAGGTGTGCATGTGGACGGGAACCATGAACAGGGTGACGCCAGCGGCTTGCATGACTTGCATGTGAGCCTCGTTGTAGGCGCGCATGCTCGCTGTCCTGACCGCCATCTCCACGTAGGAGGACAGTTGCCAGTTACGGCCTGACTTGTCGGTGAAACCGGTCACGCCGTGCTGTAGGAGGTCACGCATCATGTTCTGCTGTGCGTCCTTGATGGTGTGACCTGGGGTGAGCATGTTGTGGGTTGCGGCACCGGAAGCGGTCAGCTTGTACAGGTCGTCATGCTGGCGCAGGATACGGGATCGAATGTCTTTCAACTCGGTTTGCAAGTCGACACGTATCGCACTCGTTGCTCGCTCACCCAAGGGAACAGTGAAATCGAATGGTCTCGGGCTGTTCCCTGACATGCGTACCGGTGGTACTGGCGGCTTGGGTGGCAGCCTGCGTGCCTCTGTTCTCATGGCGCGTTCCACGCTCAGGGTGAGAGTATCGAGCAGTTGGGGTGTCTGGCGTTCGAGTTGGTCCACGATACGACGCTCCCCTCGGCGCATCATGCTGACGGCATGCGCCACATCCACAGGCGTTGAAGCCCGGCGCAGGAGGCGCATGACCTTGCCCATGAGCTTGGTGAGCTGATTGTCAGCCAGCACGTACAAGCCAACGAGAGCGAGTTGGGCGTGCGAACCGTCAACGTTCGGACTCTGCTGCTCCTGTTGACTGTTGCTGACTGTCATCGTCCGCTCCTACCGTGCCGTCCACGTAACTGCCCTTCTGATTGGTTTGCACTCCGCCCGTGGTGCTGCCGTTGTTGGCGACCGCCGCATACAGGTTCGTGTCGGATGAGATAGGCAGCATGCTCAGATCAGATTTGATCTGCTCAACTTCCGTGTCGATCTCACCCATATCCCAATCGGGGTGCAGCATCCGTACTCTGGTGGCGACGCTCGTACTTTCCGCGTCGTTCAACAGGTTCAACGTTTGCGCGACAGTGTTCGGCGAGTCCGTGGCCGCTGGCGGGAACTCCACGTCGGGAATCATGTCGCCACGGTCAGGGCCCTTGAACACGAAATGGTTCACGTCGATGAGTGCCGCGCACAGGTTGGCGAGCTGTGGACGCCAGTAGAGTATCTTGCTGCCGCGAGTGAGCATCGTCAACCGTTCCCTGGCCTGTACCTCGGTGGCGGTCATTGCCACATCACCGGACTGTCCGAACGTGCTTGGACTGTACCCGCACGCACTGTAGGCGCGTTGGATGAGGTCCTGACAGGTCTGCTGATGCTCCTCCCACCTGATGCTCGGCTGGAAGGTTTCAAGCTGACTGCTGTCGTTGAGCTTGCTGCCTGGCGCATGCTCCAACGGGGTGAAGATCTCCTGATCAGTGTTGAACGTGGATCCCTGACCCGGCTTGCCTTGCTGCAGGAGCGTGCGGCTGGCGAACACGCGGGCCTTGCCGAGTCGAATGTCGCGCATCCAACTGGTGTACGCCTCATCGAGCATATCGAAGATGGGTTCAGCGCCCTCGAAGTCACTGCGTCCCATGTGCTGTGCCGCTAGGTCCGTGCGTAGTCTACGGTTGGGCATGAGGTTGGGGATGTACACGGCGGTGAGCAGGTCGCTTCCCGTGCTGATCTGCGATGTCTCATCCACCTGCAGACCCGCGGTGACGGGATGTACGTCGAGTGGGATGCGTTTGCCGATGCTGGTCTCATTCGAGGACTCGTACACCGCATATTCAATGTGTCCCGGAGTGTAGTCCTCAAGTAGCGTGTAGTTGCGTTTGACGCCTTCGAGGCGGGGGAGTTGCGTCCAGAAGAGCACGGATTGCAGGTGACCGCCCAACCCGAACGCGGGTATCGCGTTGTCGGGTGAGGTGGCGGTGATGAAGGGCTTGCTGTCCACGCTGGTGTCCCATGTCACGCGCAGGTATGCGCCACCGAACACGGATGCCAGTTCGGCCGCTTGGAGGAGTTCCGCGTGCGCACTGTCATCGAGCAGGGTGGTGATGGTCGTGTCGAGCTTGTCGTCATCGTTGCGACTGTCGGTGTCATTGTTGGCGGGGTTGCTGAAGGTGGGCATTTCCGCGAACAGTTGTGCTGCGCTCATGCGGGCGATCTCGGCGGGCAGTGGGATATGGGTTTTCACCGGACGCTGCATGCTGTTGGCTGGTGTGGGTTCGCCCCAGAAGAAGCGTTTGACCTGTCCGAACAGTCCGAGGCGTTGCGATGCCTGTTGGAGACTGTAGATGCGTGTGAGTTGGTCTTCGTCTCCTGTGTACCAGGCGTCGTGTGACTGGTATTCGTTTTGGATGTTGTTCTGGTTGAGTGGTGGCCATGCTTGGCCGTTGGCGGGCATCACCATGCTTGGTATCCATTCGTGAGTAGGGGCTGCCATTCGGTTTCGGTGGTGGCGACCGCGTAGCGCAGGCCGTCCAGCGAGTGGTCGGCCTGTTTGATGGGCTTATCGAGTCCCTGGTCTGAGGCTTTGGGGTCCCAGCAGTAGCCGGGGAATTCCTCGATCAGTCCTTTGCAATGGGTGCTGATGTGGAGTTTGCCGGTGTCGATCAGGTTGGCGACCTTGCTGATCCCGTAGCTCACATTGTTCTCACCGTCCGCGAGGTTGTTGATGCCGTCGTCGGCTAGTTGGACTTTGAAGCTTGCTGCCGCTGGGTCCACAAGGATCCATTCGGGGGCCAGTGCGGTTTCGTAAGGTAGGTGTGGTTGTGCCAGCCATGTGCGGAAACGTTGGGAGAGGTCTGCGTCAGTGATGCGAGGGTTACCGGCGCGAGAATCGTAGCGGAATTCGTCGATCGCATACAGGTCATGTCCGGTGATCCTCCCGTACTGGTCGGTGATGGCGTGCAGTCCGAGCATGATGCCGGTGCTGGCGTTCGTGGTGCCGTAGTCGCAGCCGACCGCGAGGATACGACTCATGCGGGGGAGTTGTTGCCAGTCGGTGACGTGCCTGCCGATATCCCACATGGGGTATACGGCACCTTCCGCCGCGACCCATTCGGATTCGATCATCCGCCGATACCAGAGACCCGTGTATTGTTTTTTCAGTTCTCGGATGTATTCGGGGTTGTTGTTGACGAGCCAGGTGTTGTCTTCGAGGATGAAGGTCACACGGTACAGGTTCAGTGTCTGCTTGTCGTCTCGTTCGTGTTTGACGCCGTTCTTGTCGATCCAGAGGCGTGCACGGTCGAGCCATTTCTTCTTCAACCAGTGTTCGGGCCCTTCGGGGTTGCAGGTGAGGAACAGGCGGGCGTTGGGGATGCTGAGACGGCTGACCAGCATGGTGAACGCGGATTCGGGAATGACCGCGGCCTCATCCAACAGTGCGCCCGCAAGCGTCAATCCCTGGATCTTGGTTTGTGCTTGTGCGTCGTTGAAGCCGACGACTAGGCATTCACGTCCGAAGATCGTGCAGATGCCCGTACTCTGCCGGTACACGATGTTCTTCGGGCCGAACCATTGCACCAGCGGATAGATCAGATTGTTCGCAATCGTCCGCTCAGTACGCCCACCAATCAGCAGCAAACCCTGCGGGCCATGCAAGCAGTATTTCACCCAGTAGAGCAGCTCACCAACCGTCTTACCACTACGCACAGCACCATCGAAAGCAATAATCTTCGCCCACGAGGGGATCGTGACAGCGGTTGATGCTTTACCGGCAAGAGGCTGCAAAGAGGGCATGCTGAATTCCTGTCAACGAATACACTTGAAGAGCGCGACATTAAGGAGAGAAATGAAGTATCGAAT